AAACCCAACTGGAGAAAGATAACTTAAATTTTCAGGTCTGCCTGCTATTGTTGCCATAATAGTATTTAGGGCGTAAAAAAAGGGGAGACGTCAAAGACTAACTCCCCCTTTTTGGTTAGATTACATCAAGTTAGCAACTTTGACCAATCTGTAATACACATTTTGGTTAGTCGCACCGAGTGTACCGTCGATGTCAACTGCACCAGCTGCGGCGGATGTAGCGAAAGGATTAGCTACCATACCATAACGAGTTTTAAACCCGATACGTGGCTGGAAGTTATCTTCACCAATTGCTCTTACCATTTGCAGTGGAACATATGGACAATAGAAAAGTCCAGCATCATAAGGACTAGAACCTTTGTAACCAACAATCATATAGTTGGTTGCTTGGTTAGCCGCAAATGGATCAATGTAAACTTTGAATCGACCATTGAGAACACCAGCAAAAGTATTACCAGTATCATCAACGTTAATTCCAGTTTGCATCGCTGGAGTGTAGTCTAGAACACCTGCCATTTGAAGTGCCGAAGCAACATCAGATGCACAAATGATCATGTTCCCTTTTCCTCTACGTGTGTCTTTTGCTATCGCATTAGCTTCACGTTCGATTTGGAACATCAGACCTTTAAATTTTTCAACTGACCATCTACCGTTAGAGTCAACGTCTAAGTCGAAAGTACCTGCGGTTGCAGTACCATATGCTGCACCAGGTTTCGCTGACGAGCCAATGGAACGAATGACTTCTCTATTAATTTCAGCCAAAATTTCAGCGGAAAGAATATTAGCCAATTCAGTTTCAGCGTCAAGACCATGAATTGCTTTCAAGTCTTGTGCCAATTCCATTGAGTATGCACCTTTCAGTGCTCTACTTACTGCGGTTACGGTTACCTTCTCGATTGAGAAAGCCATTTCTGGAATAGCGTCACCATCAACTTGAGGATCATTTGCGCCTCTTGTCTCTGCATTAGCTGTTGACATACCGGTATATGCCATATATCCAGAATCTGCAGGATTATCACCGGTTTGCGTGTTCGCTGCGTTGGTATTCGCTGAACCAAATGAAGTATTAGCTTCATTAAAGAGAGCCTCATCGCCACCTTGTGTAGCATATCTTGCTCTCATCGCAAAAATAAGACCGGTAGGTCCTGTCATCGGTTGTACACCACAAACGTCATACGCAACTAGGTTAGGCATCGCACGTCTTACCAACGAAATAAGTACTGGATCGTAGATATCTACTGATCCATCTCCAGCTGTAGAGCTGGAAGCACCCATGACATTAGTAGGACCTGACTCCGCTAAGAGCCCCATACCACCACGCGATTCGCGCATCATACGTTCTTGGTTTTCTAAAATTACAGCGGTCACCTGTCTTTTATAAGGATCTTTAATCTCATCCAAATCAGGATGATTGATCACAGGTGCCCACTTTTTTTGAATTTCTTCAGCAATATACATTTATTCTCCTTTAATGTATAAGTGGTTATAAGTTAAATTACTTAGTTTTAGTGTCTAACATATTAAGATATGCTTGCATTTGAGCATCTCTTTTTTCCGCTTGAACACCTTCAATTTCTTCACTCAGTTCCTCGGTCGATAAAGTTGTTTCAGTGACATCGTCTTCACTTTTAACTACTTCTTTTTGAGGAAAATATGATTCTTTTAGCATTGCTAATTTAGCTTTAAATTGGTCTTCATTTTCAAACTCTACACCTTCCGCTAAACTGGAAATTTTTTCTTTTTGTGTGTCTGCCAAATCTTCACAAACATCACTCAAGATTCCTTCTTTTGTAGCTTCTGCGAGGTCTTTTTTCAAAGAAACGTTTTTATCAATTTCTTCGTTCAATTTACTTTCAAGTTCTTCGACCTTATCAAACAGGTCATCCACAATGTCTACTTTCTCTTCTGGAACATCTATGTAATGTTCTTTAAAGAGATTTCTTAAACCTGTCATAAAATCGTCTGTTAATTCAGATTTAATCCCTCGCTCAACCGCAAGGTTATTGTCTTCCATCCATTCTGTAACGACATAGTTGAGGTAGTTGTCTACCTTTTCAACCATTTCACCTTGGAATTTCTTTGTTGAATCTTCAATTTCGTTGAGATATTCTTCTTCGATTTTTTCAACTCTCTTATTTACTTCATCTACTACTTTAGCTTTTACAGCTGTTTCATAGATATCTTTAGCTTTCGCTTTAAATTCATCTGAAAGTTCTTCTTTACCAGACATTGCCTCAATATCCTCATTGGAATCGAGTTCAATATCATCTGCGGTAAGATCTTTTCGAGAATAAAGAATTTTTTCTTGTGCTTCAGCAACAACATCTTCTTCTGCCGCTTCTGCATCAGCAGTTGAATTTAATTCTTGAATATCTAAATCTACTAAATCTTGAATTAATCCAAATTTTTCGGAAATTTCATCCTTATTCATACCCTTCAACATTTCATAAACTTGTGCAATCATACCATTTTTAGTATTTGATTTCACTTCCTTTTCTTCATGTGCGGGTTTTACTGAATTTCCTTGAGTTGGTTGCTTTTTTTCTGGATTTCTTTTATCCGCTTTTCTGGATGGTGATTGAGACGTTCCTGCATCGGGTTTATTCGCTTTTCCCGTATTTGGATCATCGCCACCTAAATCTTGAACCCCTGCAGGAGCTTCGTCTAGCTCTTCTACGGGAGCTTCATTTTCAGCTTCAGCCTGTCCTTCTTCGAGAACTTCTGCTTCCGTTGTTTCTTCTTTTACCATTTTTATTGCTCCTAACTGAGTTTCAAATATTAATGGAATATATTTGTCTATAATTGTTTAAGTATTTATAATACTTTATAACTTAGAAATGAAATCAGCAAACGCATTTAGCTTAGCTTCTTCTAAAGTAACGCTTGTAGCTGATAAAATACTTTGCTTATATTTATCTATTTCTGTTTCTTTAATTATGCCGTTATCCCAAACCCATTCTTTTCCTTCCATAATTCCTTCAACGAAGGCATTGGGGGCAGAAGGGTCTGCGACAATATCACCTGCTGTTGACAGATAATAATCATTTCCTACAACGCTTCCATTTCGTGTAGGGGTCAAAGATCCCATTCCTCTAGAAGATACTCCAAGTGTAGCACCCGCCGAAATAAGTTCTCTGACAATTTTACCATTTGGTGTATTTAAAATTTTAGCTTCGCCAACAAAATCATTCTTTTCTTGATTCAACTTTGTGATCATATGAGAAACCCTATCTAAATTAACAGTAGGGCCGTCAGGATGACCTAATTCACCAAATGCTCTATTTTTATTAACATATTCTTTATTGTATCTCTTAACTTCACTTTCGAGAACAGAAAGAGGATATGTTCTTTTATTTCTATTCATCTGTTCTGCTTGCATAAAGATTCCACGAATTTTATAATTCGTTGTTCCATCTTTTCCTTCTTCAGCAACATACTCTAATGCTTCAGAAACTTCTGTAATTAATTTCATATTTTTATCCCCTTATTTTTTCTTCCTTTTGGAAGCTCTCATAGATTTAATTCGATTCTTCCGTTTGGTTATAAGTTCTCTATACATTTTTCCTCCCGCCCTTGTCCATGAAGTCATCTTGGCTTTTTGAGCTGGAGATTTTTTTAATCTCGCCACCATTCTTTCAATGTTGGCCTTTTGACCAGGAGATTGTTTTTGTAATTGAGAAGCTGATAAATCTTTTCTAACTCTCTGTTTTAAAAATGTAGTAAACTTTCTTCTAGCTTGTTTACGAAGAGCTTCTCTACCTCCTGTTGGAATTGCTCTCATTTTATTTCTACGTAATCCTGCCATTCTTTTTGGTTTTGACCTGGCAAAATGTATTCTTTTTTTAAACCTTTGTGTCGGCGTCAATACCTCTTGTAATTCTTTTTTAAATTGTTTAAACGCCTTCATTCATTATCCAATCTCAGAATTTGGTTCAGTTAATGTTTCTTTTGGTTGTCCATCAAAAGGATCAACTACTTGTATATCACCTCCAGTTGCAGGATCTGATACTTCCATTTTCGAATTAGTTTCTGGTTCTTCTACAGAACTAGTTTCTTCCGGTTCTTGAACATCAGAAACCTCTTCTGTAGGAGCATCTTTAAAAAGATTTTGTGCAATTTCTGCTTTTCTTACTTCCAATTCGTCCATAGATTTTTGACTTAAAACACTCAAAGTACCTTCTTTTGCACGACTATTGTCGCCCGTCATAATTGCTGAAACTATATCAGCAGTTGAGTAAACATTATCCATATTTTCCTTTTAGTATCCTCTGCCGCCACCAAAACCGCCGCCTTGGTCGTCGTCGTTATTGTTATATTTAGGATCGTTCTTTTCTTGAGCCATCTGTTGATCCAATTCTGCCATCTCTTCTTCACTTTGTCTCAAAATGTGTCTTCTTACAAATTCTGCAGAGAAATATTTTCCTGCATAATCATCTAAATCTCTAAGAAGTGTAGCTCTATTGGTTAACATTTCAGCCTCTTTTAATTCAGAAAAATGAGAGTCAGATTCAAAACTATAATGAATCCTTTCTTTCATTTTAGCCCAATCCTCTTTGGCAACTATATTTTTCATTCTTAGTTGCTTTTCAAGTAAAGCATCAAATAAAATAGTAAATTTCTTTCTTAATCTTTCTACAAACCTGGTAAACTTTAACTCGTCTCTAGTTATCTCTGTCGCTCTACCTAAAGTAAAACTGGCATCCGTTTCTAATCTTGAAACAGGAACATTTAATGATTTATATAATTTTCTTTGAAAATATTGTATATCATCAATTTCTCCAAGATTTTGTCCTCCCGGCAATGTTGTAATTTCTGTACCTCTACCACCTTCTCTACGAGGCAACCAGTAATCTTCCAACATTGTCATTATTTTTCTATCATCTCTAACTTCTCCAGTATCCGCATCATAAATTAATTTATTCTTATAACGCTGCATAATATCTCTAAGATACTGTTCTGCTTTCATTTTAGGTAAATTACCAACATCAATGTAAAATATTCTTCTTTCTGGTGCTCTCGATATTCTGTAAATAACTAAAGAATCCTCAATCATTCTTAACTGATTTAATGATTTGATCGCTTTATGTAAATGAGAAATGACCATTTTTCTACCAGCATTAGTAACACCAGAACCAGCATATGCAATCATAT